GTTCACGGACTATCTTGAGTCGCAGGACATGCCTCAGGAGTTCTCGCTCGATAGCATCATCGAGTACGACCCAAAGAATGATCCTGACAATCTGATCGGAGACAGATGGCTACGTCGCGGTTCATCGCTTCTCTTCGTCGGCCAAAGTGGTTGCGGCAAAAGCTCAATGGCCGCGTATCAGGGGATGAAGTGGGCGTCCGGTGAAGCGTGGTTCGGTGTAAAGCCTGTTCGCGCGCTGAAGGTGGCCTACATTCAAGCTGAGAACGACATCGCCGATCAGCATGACGCGCTCAAAGGCGCTGCTCAGATGACGTTCGGAAAAGAGAACTGGGAGCGAGGATTGCGGAATGCGAACATGCTCTTCTTCCGCGAAACGGTTCGAACCGGGGCTGACTTCGCCGTGATGTTGCGCCGCTTAGTCAGGAAGACTAAAGCCGATCTGGTCTACATCGATCCGCTGCTTTCCTACATGGGCGGCAATCCATCCGACATCGAGGTCTGCGCGAACTTCACACGGCATCTACTCCAGCCGATTATGATGGAGACAGGCGTTGTCCTGGTGCTTGTCCATCACTTCCCAAAGCCGAAGGGCAAGGACGATAAGCCTGAGAGCGTGGCAGATTTGGCCTACTCAGGATTCGGATCGTCGGACCTGACGAACTGGGCGCGCGAGGTTATCGTGATGAAGGAAGTGGGATTCAACAATCCGCGCCGCTTCATGCTCGGCATGGCGAAACGAGCTGATCGTTCCGGCATGACTGATAAAGACGGAAAAATCACCGGATCGATTATGATCCAGCGTGGGTCGAACGGCGACATCTCATGGAACTACGCAGAACCTGAGAAGTTCGTCGTTGATAAGGAGTCGGCCAAAAAGCCGTACTCCAAAGGAAAGTATCCTAGGCGTTAGCCTTCTCGCGCAACGCTCGGCGACGGCCTTTGGCAGCAAGAGACAAAAACCGCTTCTTGCCGTATTTTTTCATGCCAATCGCGGCGGCAAGAGCCTTCGGTTCTCTCACACCCTTCTTCTCAAGACTGCCGATCAGCTTCTCGTAACGACCGCCACCGCCAAGTTTCATCTTGTCCATAAAATCAGATTGGGTTTGAGGTTAAAACCGACAGAGCAATCACCAAAATCCATGCAGCGCAGCTCCAATACTTGGGCGTCGTCTTGTCCTTCGCACTCGCGCAGTTATGCCGCGCGCGGAAGTTCTTACGACGCTCAGGATTGTCGCGTTTGATTTCCATGTTCGGATCGCCGAACCGAACGATGACAACCTTGCCAGCCGGATTCTTGACGTACACCGCGCTCTTCTTCCGCTCGCCAGGAGTGTAGAACGGCTTGTTGAGTGTCACCTTCTTGCCCTGATAGGTGCTTCTACCTTTTTTGGAGAGGGAGGTTTTCATCGTTCAAGGTTCTGAAGTTCATCGATGTCTGGAGCATCTTCGCCCTCAGTGACAGCAATCGCTGCGGCTGTTCCACGAAGAACAGCATTCAACTCATCCTTCGAGAACCTGCCAATCGGCTTCATCGCAAGCTCTCTCAACTGGGGCGTCGAAAGAACGTGAGCCGCTATCTTGTACCTCACGCCGGGAGTTAACTTGGCAACTCGCACAGCCTGATTTGCCACCCCAATAGGTCCAACCCTTGCAAAACCTCCAAGAGCTTCACCAGTTGCAGCGCCAAGTCCCCTAATGACCGCCTCTGCAAATGGGTCGTTAGAAGCCACTGGAGTCTTTAGTTTTTCAAGGCGAGCAACATTTTCCAAAACAGCCTTAAGTTTAGAAACTTTTCCGGTTCCAAGAATTGCGTCAGCATAGTTTCTAGTTTTGCTTGCTTTTCCGACAATCGACTCCCCAGTAAGTTCAGACGCCAACTGCTTTGAATTTAGAACACCCGATTCAGAATACTTCCTGATCAAGTCGTCAACATATTGAAACTGAAGTTGCTCGACGAGCATCGGGCTTTCACGACCAATCATGTCGAGGGCAGCACGGCTTTGTTCAGGGGTGTATGTTTCATCAACAATTCCGCTAATGAATTTTTTTGGATTCTGAGAAACAATGTCCGTCACATCGCTGGAAGACGCTTTCTTTAGCGCACCAAGAATTGTTCCCCGCAATTGCTTTTCCATCTCCGCCTTCTTTTTTATGGCATCAGCGATGGTATCCATGATTGTCAAATCCCTTCTTCCAACTGCGTCAGACAAAAGTTTTGCGTCAACCGTGAGACTTGAAATTATTTTGTTAGGATCAAGACCCGCTAGCGCGGATTGCTTTTTTGCCAACTTCGCAATTTCTTTCGCATTGGGGAAGAATTGGCTTTGGATTTCAGGCGCAAGTCCGTTGATGTAGTTGACGACTTTTGAAACCGAAATCTCGCCTGTAACCGGATCAAGGCCAGACTTTGCGGCCTGATTGAAGAGATATTCTTTCGCGGCAGAATCGATTGCTGTAGCGTCTTCAGGTCGAGCCGCACTCTTGATTGACTTTAGGAAAGTGGGGGCGTCATCAGATTCCAAATTCCTAGCGATTGAAGCAGGCCCAGCGCCGCCTTCAGCGCCAACATTTTTAATAATTGACTGAACTTGTTTCCCTAAAAAATTATCCGCGTTTTCTCGGTGGAACTTGTTGGCATTTTGAAACTGAGTTTTGAATTCCTTATCTGCAACGGAATCAGCCGCAGCCTCGATATCTTTGGTGAAAGCATTGTAAAGTTGTTTTTTTGCTCGGTCGGAAATTCCAGGCAAGATGGAATCGTTTCCGATAGAGTCACCAATGATCGTTCTGTATTTTCTCATGGCATCAATTGACTGCTCTGGAGCCATGTTTCCAATTGCTGCCACATACTTTTGAGTTTCAGCGGGGTATGTGGATGGTATGCCTTCACTTATAACTCCTGAAGGTTTGCTGACAACTTTTCTTCCAAACTGATCGACAATAAGAGACGACTCCTCTGGCGTCGTTCTAAGCGACTGAATTGCCTCAGCATCAATATCGTTGGCCCACTCAACAATGTTTGACGTTTTTGTTTTTAACTGCTGATAAGTCGGGTTTGCCCTAAGGCTATTAAAGTTTTTAGCGTCTGTTTTCTTGAAGAAGTTGTATCCAATTTGCTCAATATTTCTAAAAATGTTTCCAAGAAATGATGGTGTTGACGCAGTGCCAGGAATCAGAGCATTGGCTGAGTTCTGAACATCAATCAGACCCTTGTCGATTGAGGGCTTTAACTGCGCTGAAAGCGTTCCGATTGCGTCTTCATAAGGCTTTGAAACAGCCCCGAGTCGATTCCTTAAAATATCTACAGCACTCTTTGCCAGCTCGTCACTCGTAATTCCCGTGTTCTTTCCACCAAGTTCAGTGGCGTTTAGTACGATCAGCCTCTTAAGGCTTTCCATGTGTTGAGGCGTAACCTCTGCTCCAATTGGAGCATTCTTGATTGCTTCAACAAGTCCCGGTTCACCAATTGCCTCAGCAACACCGAGTGGAACTCTTACGCCAGTAGAAGACTCAATGGTGTCCCGAATCTGCGAAGTCTCTAGAGAGCCAACGCGAGGAGCGTAGCGAGGTCGAAAAAACGTCGTTGCTGCACCCCTAAATCCACCTCCAGTAAGAAACTCCTTTGCAGCGATTGCAGGCTTAACAAACTGTCTAGCCCCAGCGGCGAGAACGGGAACGCCCACCTCACTGATAAGTGGGCCAAGAGCTGTTCCAGCCAGAATGTTTTCGCCGAGCGTTTCAGCAGCTTTTCCGTATTCTCCGCGAGCAAGTTCAGGCAACGCTTCTACCGCTCCAGTTGCAGTGCCACCCGCTCCACCTCCAAGTGCTTGAGCGCCTGAACGCTCAAGAAATTGACCAGTGCGAGCCAGCCGTGTAGCTCCTCCCGCTGCGGTCATTCCAGCGGCAACCTCTGGAACCGCTGCGGCAAGAAGTTCAGGGGCAACTATTCCAGCTCCAGTAGCGGCCTGAAATCTTGCTGCCTGACGAAACTTTTGACCTTCGGGGGTTTCAGCTCCAGCAATAGGTGCGCGAAGAACTTCACCTCCAGACAAGCCGCCGCCTCCGGTTCCTATTCCACGGAACACTTCTTTCAGGCCAGCCATGACCCCTCCTTCTTGCTGGCCTACATTGCTCGCATCTTGAACCGCCTGATTCAACTGAGCCGTCGACCCTACAGCGGCTTGAACCTGCTCAGGAGGAAGCGCAGAAACCATCCCCTGCTCCTCACGCCGACGCATCTCGGCGATGGTAGCTGGACCTGATGGCTGCGCCGAACCACGCAAAGCTGAAAGGACGTCAGCTTCAGTCGGTTGCGTATCGGACTCTAGTACAACGCGCTTACGAACGCCGTTGTCGTTAACCGTTACAGCAAATTTTGGCATAAGTTATTACGGGATGACTTCGACGGATTCGATCTTGATTCCTCCAGATGAAGGAGCGGTTCCGGTCGATCCAGCGGGAGTCGATTGACGCTGCTGACCAAACGGCGTCAGTGACAGATTGAATTGCTTAATAAGATCGTTTGCCAACCTAACCTGCTCTGGCCTGATTCGATACTGATCTTTGAAAGATTTAATTGTTCTATGCAAATCTTCCGCAGACATTTTGGCAAAATTCCTGACATCGTTTGCAAAGTTGTTGCTCTTAACATTTCCAAGAGCAGCAACAAGTCTCTGCATTTCAGGTTGAGTGACAGCTTTTCCAGAAGTCTCAAAAGCGGTTTTATTAAACTGCTGTTGAAACCGTTGAAGAAGCGCGTAAGCATCTCTTTCCTCGTCAGTCTTTGCTCCAGAAAGTCTTTTTTCTATGTCAGAAACTCTTCCGTCAATGATTCCAACGTATTTCTGGATTGTTTTAGGACCATAATTTTTTTCAAAGTCGTCCAGACTTTTGACAAGATCTCCAGAAATAGACGCAATTGTTTCGTCGCCAGTAATCCTAGCTTCAGCTTTTCCATCAGGCCAATTCCACTTGTTGCTCAGAGCGTTCGATTCAATGATATCTTTAGTCGTTTGATCTGGTTTTCCAAACAACGATTCATATTCGCTTACAGCTCTTTCAGACAAACGCATTTTAGCGCGTTCAGACGGAGAAAGCTGCTCTATCTTTCGCTGGTCAACAATGTCTTGAGCTTTTTTAATTCGCTCTTGAATGGGGATTTTTTTGTCTAGCAGAGAAACTTGAGTAAAAATCTCTGGAGAAAGTTTTCCAATAATCTCCTTTTCCTTTAACTGCTCTCTGATGACAGGAAGATTCGTCCGATAAACCTCTTCGTTAATTTGACCTGTCTGAGGGTCGAAAACGTCGATGCCCTGTTTCTGCATCTCCTCGATGCTGTCTGCTCTAAGTTTATCGAACTGTTCGCGAGCCTTGATAATCTTCGCTCGCGGAGAATACTGCTGAAGACCCTGATAGGCTCTAGTCGCCTCCTGATTGAAAACCTTTGACCTGAAGCGAGGAAGCGCAGGCATTGGAGACTTCAGCTCAGGATCGTTGAAATAGGTTCCAACATCCTCGTTGAACTTCTGAAACGTGTCGTACTCCGCAGCTTGAGCCTCCTGCTCCGCCAACGCCTGAGCATAAGCATTCGACTGAATCTTGTTCTGAAGATCGTACTGCCGTTGCTGCATGACCTGCTGGGCAGCGTTCATCTGCATCTGCTCCATCATCCGCTTCTGCGTCTGCGCGCGGTCGAACAGCGATGCGCCTAGTTCAAATGCTTTAAGAGTTTCGTCGGCCATAAATCAGCGAATTCCAGGGTAGAACGATGAAGGCGGAAGAGTGTAAGTTGTGGCGGGTGACATGGGATTTGGATATCCCGTTTCACCTGTGCTGTAGTCGATTGTGGTGCTGTTTACGCTTGGTGAACCACCGGGGGTTGTAGCGTACAAACTTGGCATCTGCTGCATCATTCCACGTTGCGTATACGCGCCACCAGCAAATCCACCGGCAGAGGAAATCGCTCCTCCGATTGCAGCCATCGTAGGATCTGGCATTGCGGCCACCTGAGCGGCTTGCAAGTCGCGGTTGTACTGCTGCTGATTTTGCTGCGACAGAGCGTTGATTCGCTGAGACGGAGTGATAAACATGCTGCTCACCGAGAACGGCTGAACCATACCAAACTGCCGCTGCTGCTGGATGAAATTTTGAGCTTGAGCAAGACCTTGCTGCTGTCTCGCTTCTGATGCTCTGGCGTAATTCTGAACAGCACCAAACAACCCCATCCCAGATCCGCCGCCATATCCGCGAGTCAACGCCTGACCGGCTGAGAATCGTTGCAAATTGCGCGTAGCCTCAGGTGAAAGCTCTCCGCGAAGTGCAGACCCTATGTTCTGACTCGCCTGTTGAATCAACTGGTCATAGCCAGGAATCGCGCGACGAAGCTGCGCCTCAAGCTGAGACTGCTCAGCGGCGGTCGTCTTTTGAGCGAGTTCCGTGGCAGGTTGAAGCGCTTCGATGTTCTGCTGAATCGCTTGCTTCTGCTCAGCTTGAAAATCAATCGGCTTAAATGCTGGAACTTTTGGCTTGCTGCCCTTGCTCAGCAATCCGCCAAGCAGGCTCGTTCCGCCAAGGATTGCCGCACCACCTAGAATAGCTCCCATAAATTAAAATACCTCCTTCACAAGACGATTGCCGTTCTCAATCGAGAACACCTTTTCAGGTTCGTGACGTTGGATGTTCATGGTTACCAAACGTGCAGCTTTTTCCTCTGGAAAAGCTCGCTCGTTCTGGAAGCAATGAACCCACACCCGCCGCAAAGTATCCACCTTAAAAAGCTCGTTCTCCTCGATTGTCATCACGCCGTGCAAAGATGCCCATGCATCCGCGTACTCACGAAGCGCTTGAACCGAAGGAAGGTGAACCTCGTAGCCGAATCGCTCAGTGCATTCTTTGGCCGACGCTTCTGCGTCCTTTTTGACGTACACCTTCACCGAATCATGTGCGACTGCCTTTGGCAAATATCCATAGGTCGAGCAGTCGGCGACGTACTTATAACGAGTACGATACTCTTCGATGGACTGCTTCCAGTTTGGATCAGTCGCACCCTGCTCATGTAGGCCAAGGCAATCCGCTTCCAACGAGAAAAGGACCGACATAAATGCCGATCCGAATCGAGGCAGACCGCAAATTTGGAAGAGCTTACCTTTCATTTTTTATGCACAAAGAAGTCCACGCGGCAGTTCTAGCCAAGATGAAGATGGCCGACTCAGAGTTAGGAATCATCCCCAGCTCACTGCAAATTACTGCGGTATAAAGAGCTGCATTCGGATGAACATCCTTTCCAGCTTCCTTCATCCATCCGTGAAGCTGTTCGATCCGAGCGTTCGCGTTCGGGAAGTCCGCAGCGATAATCTCACGCACACGGCTCCATGCCGGATCGATCCGATCCTTGAAGAACGAATTGCCGAAGCCGGGAATCTTCATGCCAGCTTCAATGGCCGACTTCAACGCTCGCTCATCAAACCGCTCGTAGACAAATCGAGCAGGTCCAATCGGGCCGTGAGCATCGCCCAAGGTTAGGATTGCTGAAGCGATTCCATTAGTAAGCTGGGCGCTTCCAAAGAAAGCGTTTACCGCAGCGCCGGAACTAGCGTTCTGATTGTTCCGCGCCGCCATGTCATGCGCGTCAAAGACAGCCTGAAGCAACTCCAGTTTTTTCGGAGTCGCATCAGCCAGCGCAAAGTCGATGTTGAGGTTTAGAACCATTGCGAGAATCCACCGCCATTCAATCCTACACCGACCATGCGTATCGTTGCGACAGCGTCGCCCAGATACTGCATCGTCTGCTCCTGCACAGCTTGAACCGCTTTGGCTTCGTAGGCCACTGCTTCCTGAATCAAATCGTTTTCTTCCTTTCGAATGGCCATGACCATCAGCTTGATGGCATCAGCGCACGGAGGAATAAGGTAGTCATTGACGCTCGTCGCGTTGATGTGGCGCATCTTCGCCATGACCGTCACCGGCTTATCCTCGTCGTTGTTACAACGATCTGTCAGGTAACTGCGACGATACTGCGGCAAAGTTTCATCAGGGTCGTAAACTGCCAGATCCGTTTCCAGAGCGGTCGTCGCATCGTACTCGTACAAGCGGCTGACCGTGTTCGTGGCCTCACGAATGACGCCGGTCAGTTCGATAAATTTCTTGGTAGACTGAACGTACGGCAAAGCGAGCGTCAGCTTTTCTCCGTCAATCCACGCGCCACCGGACTGCGTTCGAATCCACTGACCGTTCTGATCGACACCTTGCAGCGTGATGGTTTTGCCGACATCCGAAGCGTCGCCAGGGTAGACTCGAAGATAGCTGTTAGTACCGCCAGACATGTCGCGGTAAGAAACCACAGTACCACGATCAATAAGCTGCTTCCCAACGCACACTTGATTGCCATTGAGAAGTCCATATCCGGTTTCCTGAAACTCGAACCATTGATTGCGAACCGTTCCGACTCCGCAGCAGTCAGCTACAGCCTCGATGGTTTCGATCTGTCGCGGCCAAGTGATGCAGCCACCTACGGTGTGAATCGTGAAGCGTCCGTACGCTCCAGCCCACAACCCCTTGTGTAGAAGCCTTCGACACGCCTGATTGATGTAATCATAAACGCGCTGATCATCGACACATGTGCCGATGACCCGAGCGATTGTGGAGCGAATGTCCTGAACGATTAGCTTCATTTGGTGTAGTAGACTCGGCCAGTTCGCTTGATAAAGTAAACACCGTAAAACGGCGGCAGGTTGTTATGGGCCGCATCACCCCCAGTGGATGAGGTGGCTACATTCGCTGTAGTTCCATACTGAACACCGTTGGCTCCGCCGTTATTTGCATCCGCAGTTACAAGCGGGAAGAAGTTGTGAGCGTGGGCAGGCATCTCAGGAACTGTCAGCGTGTGCTTGTCCTCGCCGACAACAGAAGTTGTGGTGGTAGTTCCTTGAACAGAAACAGCGCCGCTTGCGGCAAAAGCACCAGCACCGACCGGGAATCGAGCGTCAAACGCGTTGTCAAGTTGCCACATCGAACCGGCGTAAGGATTGCCAGAGTAGACAGTTCCATCTCCGCCATCGTACGACAGCACATCAGTGCTTGTTCCAACAAAAATACGACGCTCAGAACTTCCAGCCGCAACCGGATTTTGGCGCGCCCAATATCCGCCGTTGAACACCCACCAATTCCCATTCTCATCCAACCACGGATAAACCTGATTGTTCAGCGCAGGAGTCGTAGAACCAAAGTTGAAGAACGAGTTTCCAATCGCGCTGTTTCT